TGCGTTCAGCACTGCCTTGCCGTAGCAACCGGAATAGACTTCATCCTCGGTGGCCGGAATGTTCTCCGACTTAAAGCGCACCATTGGTGCCTTGGCAGATTGGACGCGGATGAACACAACGTCAGGTCCGAAGCCAGCGTGAAACTCTCCGGTCTTCTTCGAGCGGCCTTCTTTGCCACCGCCATCAAGGATGGGGTTCTTGATCAGACCGGCCTTGGCACGCTCCAGACCCTTGTCACCCCACTGGGCAACGATCACGCCGCGAAGCGCGTCTTGAAGCACACTCATATCGGAGTTCTTCGGGAAGATCAGCGTGCAACCATACTTCTCGACGCCGCCCAACAGTTGAGCGCGGGGTTTGAACAATGTGTTTGCAAATGCAACACGGCAGAGAGGGGTTTTGAAATCAGCGCTACGTTCCATGACGTTTAGTCCTTTACAGGTTCAAAAAAAGTTTCAACTTTGCTGCGAGCAGCGGGTCGGCTAGATTTTTTCTCTGACACCAAATTTGTTCCGGTGACAGGCTTAGTCCACATATTTTCAATTTCTCCTTTGCGTTTAGTGCCAATAATTTTTTCGATCTGTGACGGCGACAGAATTTTTTTTGAAAAAATTTGTTCGTCCGCCAAATTTAATTTATTTTTCAGATCAGAAACTGTTTTTTCTTCATCGGCGGCCCATTTTCTGTTGCCGATTTTTTCTACAAGTTGGTAGCCCGGAATTTTTTTTCCTTTTTCTGCTTCAGCGTGCGCAAAAGAACGCACAGCAGAAATCCAATCTTCCAAATTTTCCAACCCGTCGAGAATATGCGAGAGTTCGTCTGTCGATAAAAGCTCCACATCGTTTTTTAACATTGGTGGTGTCTCCAGTGTTGTGTCTTCAAACCACTGCTTTGCCATTTCCGGCGCAATGGTCAAAGCCTGCTCCCTGTGTTGTGGGCACATGGCAAGAGCGGGGCAAAATTTGCACGAGCCGGGGACAAGATACTGTTTGGCCCACTCGTCAAAATTTGTGCGACTGCCATTGATGTTTTGGAACGCATCGTAGGCTTCTTTGCTACGTTTCATTGCGGCAAGGAGATCGTGCGTCCATTCAACCAAGTCGGCCACATGAAATGTTTCCGACCGGATACGCCCGTCTTTGTGGTAGGCGCGGGGCTGGACGATGGTGGACTTGATATAGTCCACCTTGCTCGCCAGTTCTGGGTCAATGTTGAGCATTGCGAGCAACGCATAAGTGCGTGTCTGCTTGTTCTCGTTGACCTCGACCACGCCGCGACCGTTCTTCAAGTCCACCACTTCCAGCGTGTTCATCGTTGGGTTGATGACAATGGCATCACAAGTGCCGCCAGCGTCAAAAGGTGGGTCAAGCTGCTCCAGCGTGAACCGCTTTTCCAGCATCAACTCGCACCGCTGATCCACGATGTCATTCAGACCGTCCACATAATCGACGTAGGTCTGGGCGCTTTCGACCAGCTCTTCATCAATCTCGATGTCAAACTTCTTGGTCTTGATGGTGCTGCCGAGATACTTTCCGCAATCGTTGTCAGACCGCAGGGCTTTCTCGGCAATCTCGTGGGCCGCCGTTCCACGCGCCGCGTGGATCGACTCCTCGTCTTCTGGTGCCAGCGTCACCATTGCCAACCGGCCCGGGCAGGTCCAGTTAGCAGCAGTGGCGCTGGCCGACCACACAGCGTGGTCGCGTTGGGCGTGTGTGTTTGTCACAGTGCAATTTCCCGCATGAATGGGTTGAAGTTAATTGCGTTGTTGATCGCGTCCAGCGCACGACCATAAGACTTCGGGTCATTTGGAATGAGACGGATGGCGGTAATGGTGTCGCCAAACTCTCGGGCCAAAATCTTCGGACCATCGACCAATGTGTTGGTCATCTTCGCATCGGAACCGTCATACTTTTTGGCGTAAGCCATCATAGCTTCACGCACATCGGCTTCGCTTGCAAAGGTAACGCCTTCATCGTTGTCTTCCGGCTCGTCCTCAACATCGGTGATTTCGGCACGGATTTTGTCAATGGCTTCTTGGATGCCGTCTTCTGGCACTTCCACAATCGCACAGCTAAGGATCACAGGGATCATCTTCTGAGCTTTAGCGATCCCGTAAACCTTGGTGAACTCACCTACCACGGCCCGAAGATCGTCGTGGGTCAGTTTGGGCGATGTTTCGGCATGTGCCTTTTCATCTTCGAGGTCTTGCGGGTCAATCGCCGCCTTGGCAAATGCGACCACTTCTTCCTTGGTCACAACGTCCGACTTCTTGCGGGCCTTTCGGGCCTTGGGTGCATGTGGGTCAACTATAGGTTCGATGTTCATCTTGAAATCCTTCGCCGGTTCTGCATTAAGTTCTGTTGAGCCTGTCGAATGGATTTCTACCACCGTTTGTGACGTAGGACAAGTTGTCTTTTCATCAAAATTTTTTGGGGCGGGGGAGACATTTTTTTCCGGTGAAAAATTATAAACCACTGGGGTTAAAGTGGTTGTAGCCCGAACATATCCCAGTGTTTTCATATAGTTGTCGAGCTGGTTCTTAATGTCCCCCAAAGCGGGGTCCAACGTGATGTCGATATTGATCATTTCAAAACTCCTTTGATTGCAGTCCATAATCTTATCAACGCGGCTTGAACGGCTTCGTCGATAGAGCCTTCTATGCAGCAGACACGGACATAAGTGTTCCGTTTCTGCGTCACATTCGTTATCCGCAAGGCGGCCTGTGCTTGATCCTTGGGTGTGAAAGAGGTCTCCACGAACCAAAGAACCGCAGCGGATGATAGATCAATCGCCTCGCCTGCCGCTTGTATTTGGCCAAGCATGACGCGATGCCTATTCGTCTTGTTAAAAGCCTGCTCTGCGGCCTCCCGATCTTTTGGTGACGTTGAGCCATCAATACGAAGCGGGTGATATTTGGCAAGTTTGGCTTGGAGAATATCCCCAACCTCTTTGTGCCAATACATCAGAACAATCTTGTCGAGACCGCTTTCAAACTATTCGTAAAGAGCGGTCACTGCCAGCTCTGCCTTGATTGTGCCAGTAAGCCGACGCAATGGGCCGAGGTGCATGTCGAGTTCACGGGTGTTACCCTCGATGGCGGCATTAACAATGTCTTCCCTGATACCGTCGCCGTTAACCATCTTGAGAATTTTGTTGTCCGCGACAAACGGAAACAGATCAAAAACTGGTGGACGGATACCAATGTCTTTTTGGGTGCGGCGCAATATAAACCCGTCGATGCGATCATGCAGTTCTTCGAGGTTGCGCCCACCGATCACCACTGGAATTTTGTTCCAGTTGGAAATCTTCTTCATTTTGACAATGCAGTAACGATCACGAAACGCCGCAAAAGTCGTGACTTCGGGCCACTTCTTCCACGGGTTTGCCAACAAACGCTCTGGGCAAACAGTGCGCATGGTTGTGAACAGGTCGCCGGGATCGTGCGGCAGTGGGGTTCCGGTCAAAAACCAACAGCGCGTATCAGGCTGAACGAGTGAATTCCCGTGGATGATGTTCGGCCCATTGATACTTGCTCGACCAAGAATTGACTCGGTACGTTTGGCTTCTGGGTTTTTGATAAAATGACTTTCGTCCAGAATGACGAGATCGGTTTTCCGCTTGTTGTTGAAGTTGATTGCGCCTTGATACGACAAAATGCGTACATCTGCGTTCTCGGCATCTTTATCTACTCCAACAATGGCTACGGAACGGCCCATCTTTGACCAAGCCGCAAAGCCCCTGCGCCATACGGCGCGGCCAGAGGCGGTCGTGACCACATCAATCTTTTTAGCAAGGATCATATCGGCTGCAATAATGGCAGCACCGGTCTTTCCGACCCGTGGCTCATCTGCAAGCAACGCTCTGTGGCGTTGGGCAAGAAATCTTGCCCCTTCAATTTGTGTTGGCATCGGTGTCATGGCTTCTTGCCCTCTGATTCGGTGTATAACGGACAATATGTCTTTTCAGTCGTAGATGTCAAGCGACGGGTATATCTTTATTTCGATGCGTGGTTTGTCCGAATAGAATTTGGCCGCTTTTACCATGACAATCTGCGTGTCATCGACGTAAACCACCTTGTTCAGCGCGTCAGCCACGCCTTTAACAATGTTGTCGATGTCAGGCTTCTTGACTGGACGCACAATGCCAGCCATTGCCCTGATCTTCCAATCTTTAGGCTTGCTGACCGGAATGGAGAAGTAGGCATTGATGAACATAATGATCTGTCCATCCATCAAGGGTTTGCCCTGCCAAACACTTTGTGCTGCCCAAGCAAGACGCTCTTCAAAACGGGCGCTCTTCTCTGGCGTATAAACATGGCCGGTTGCTTTTGAAAAGCGTGGGCGGCCTTTGCCTACCGGATCACCAGCAAGGACCAGCTCAAACGGGGCGGTCATTGAGATACCCGGCGATGCTAACCGGTTTGCCCTTTTCAAGCTCCAGCAGTCCGAGCAGCACCGCAAACCAATCCGCAGGGATGGTTTCGCGCAGATACCACTTGTAGATGGAGTCTTTCTTCAAGTCGGTAATGCCATAGGTTGCAAGGAAGCGTTGCAGCATGTCTGCGTTACGCCAGTGTTCAAGGAGGAAGGCTTTGAAATTAAACATGGTAAACGTATAGCTGACAAAATGGCTGTTGACAAGTTGTCTTTTAACTGAGAAATGTAGGTCGCCGTTGCTAGGCAATCTTTAACAACAGGAGCTTACTATGGACGAACAACCAACAGGACAAGACGAAGAAATTGCAGCTGGCTTGATGAACATCGTTATGGTTCGGGCCGGTCAAAACGGACGCAATTTTATGACTTCGGAAGATTATCGCGCTGTGCGATTGATGACGCAGATTGTGATGCAGTTGCAGGCGGTGCCTGCCACCGAAAGCATGACGCGCCCGCAAACTCTTCCTTTGCATCCGCGTGTCAGTTTCCTGACGCGAGTTGAGGACGAGATCAAAAATCAAATCCGCCGTATGCCGCAGGCTGTCACAGCGTTGGAAGACGATGTGAAAGAGATGGCGGCTAAACTCGCGCCGGAAAATCCGGTTAGCTAACCATAGCTGTTGCGTGTTGCTCGACTTGGGCAACACGCACACCCCAACCTCTTCCAAAATATTGCCATGTTGGCAGAGCTTGTAAAAAGCTCAAACGACCACCACAAATTTTTTCAACAAGTTCTTCGGGGTCTGCGGCTTTTACCGCAGCAAGGGTCTGCGACCCCAACGCACCATCAACGACAACGCCTAGAGCTTGTTGAAGTGCTTTTGCAGCGCGTCCAACGCCCGAGTTAACAGCGTAATCAAACACCGCGTAGTCCACACCAGCAGGGAGATCGTCGCCATGTATAGCGTCCCAAAACATCCGACGATAAAGTGGGGTAATTTGATCAACAGTGAGCGCCCGCATGTCATCCACGCTGACAGTTTTTCCAGTAAATTGTTCATAAGTTGCCTTTGTCACGCCAAAATTGGTTGCACCGCCGGGGTCTTTCGGATTGTTTACAAAACCACCTTCGGACTTCAGAACTAACGCCAAACACGCTTCAAAATTGCCGTTCATTTTTTTTCTCCTACCAGTGGGTTGCTGCTGCCAAACCAAAACGACAACACAAGCATCAACGCGCCGTCGAGCGTTCCAAGGACACGGGCAATCAGCTCTCGCATACTGGGTTCAATGACGTGTGTGAATAGAAAATACTGGATCACAGCCCAGCAACAGACGATCACATAGGACATGATAGAAGGTGTAAACGAGTGCGTGCCAACCGCCATGTCTCGCGCAGAAGCTCGGTCAGAAGCGGCAATTTTAATAAGGTCAATGTCCAAAGATTTCATTTGGACTTTGAAGTCGGCATCCACTTTACGGATAGCGGCTATTTGATCTGGGGTCGCGGTCGCCAACGCATTTTTGATGTCATCTTCAGTACCATCACCATGCCCTAACAGAGCTGTAGACAGTGCTTTGACGGCCATGCCAGCGACAGGGCCGCCAATTGCCGTTGCAATGGTTGGTGCAACAGTTTCAATGAGTTTTCCAAAGATGCCAAGGTCCATCACTTATCTCCTAATTTTGCTTCCAAAAGACGGATACGGACTTTCATGTCGTTAATGTCTTTGTAAATTTCATCTCGCAATCTGTAACGAGCTTCCGCGCTAAGAGGGCTATCGGTCGGCACCCCCTGTGGCGTAATCAACAAAGGCATTTTACCTTTAATGTCTTGCACGTCCATATGAAGACCGTTGATGCCGCTAACAAGCCATCCAATTGCTGCAACCAACACGGGAAACATCATGCTCATAATTTTTGATAGGTCAAAATGCCCTTTGTCGTCCATCAGTGCTGCCTTTCCAACATAAGTGCGCCAACAATAAACATAACGGACAAGATACCCAGAACAATGATAGTCACGACACCAGCTTCCTTGATCTCTTCCATCTTAGCCGCAGAAGCGCGTTCTTCTTCCCACTTCTGCCGTTCAATTTCTTTGCGAATGTTGATGACCTCGCGCTGAACCTGATCCCATGCGGCTAAGCCATAAGTGCCAACAAAAAGGTTTCGTGCTTTCAACGCCAAGTCGTGTGCTTCTGCTTTTGCCGCATAGCGTTCAATGGCAATTTGCTCTGCGCTTTTGCCATTGAAGAAAGTTTTTTTAGGCGGCTCCGCCGCAATTTGCGTCAGCCGCGCAAGGTTGCCCCAAAGCTCTGACAGGTCCGCTGCCATACCTTGTATTTCTTTTCCCGCGGCGATGCCTGCTTGTATGCCTGCATACGCTGCTTGCGCTGCCGCCAAGAGTGTTAAGGGGTCCATCAATTAACCTCACCGGCAACCCCAACGCCTACGCGCTGCTTTGCCACGCGCACTGCTCCATTTTTTAGAGCGGGCGCAAAATGATTTATGTCGTGGGTTGTTGCGGTCTTTGGTTGGCGCTTTCAGCTTGCTGCCGGTAGCGTTGTTGTATTTCTTGCGGCCTTTTGCAGTCAAACCGCCGCCGCGTTTCACGGACTGTTTTTCACCACGACCAACAGAAAGACTGGGACCACTCATTACTTTCTCCCGCGACGCTTGTTTCGTTTTGCAGTGCGTGCAGATTTGCGGAAAGCATCGTTTGTAGGTGCGCCGGATGATCCCGGGCTGCGCATTTTTTCGCCTGACCCTTTACGGATGCGTTCGCGTTTAGCGTTGATGTTTGCGTATAAACCGGGTTTTGCCATCACTTGTCTGCCTTATGTTCCAGCCGGTCAAATATTTTGCCCAGCATCTCTTTGATTTCTTTCATATCGTCCTTGTAGTCATCGCGGCGTATGTAATTGACAGGCAAATCACGTTCGATGCTTCTGATGTCCTCTTTAAGCGACTTCACCGCCGCCCACAGTTCTCTCATAAACCACCCCATCGTGGCTACGATGACCCACAGGCCCATTTCAATGAGAGACTTGTACTGTTCCATGCTTATTCCGCCGCCATTACCGATTGCTCATTTTGCAAATATTGCAGATTTTGCCACAAACGTAAATCGTCCGGTGATTTCTCGACGGCCAAACTTGCTTGTTTTAGTGCAACATCTTTCATACCGAGATGGTATGCAGCGATGCTGGCAAGGTCGTGCGGCCAGTGTTTCCACACTTCTGGGTCGCAAGTATAGACCATTTCGCGGTTTTCAATCTTTAAAGCCCGCATGGAGTAGGCGAAACACTCTTCCCAACGCTGCTGGCGATACATCAGCAACGCCCATTCGCACCACGGTTCGCGGGTGTTCGGGGCTTCACCGGCAGCCATCATGTAGGCTTTCTCAGCCTCATAGAAGTTGCCAAGTGCCTCCCAACACCGTGCCGCCGTGCGGTAAGCATAGCACCGCTCGTTCGGCCAAGTGGCGCGGGGCAAGGCAAGATAGTTTTTGATTGCTTCAATGGACTCAAGCCAGCGTCCGTGGAAAGACAGCTCGCGTGCATAATAGAAAGCGTTGCGGGGGCAGTCAGGGTCTTCTCGGACGGATAATTCAAGAAGGTCCATATACTGCCCCCTGCTCTTGGTTGGGTCAGGGAGATGAACCGCCAAAAGCATATCGGTCTGCGCCCACACCTCGGTGATGCGGCCATCAGGGATAGGGTATTCGTGGCAAGGGTGATGCCACATGTAGCCGTGACGAGCATGGATTTTTTCGTAATAGAACGCGATACCCGCACCCCAGTCAAACATGTATCGCAGGCGGGTGGTATCGCCGGTCCATACCCGCTCGATTTCTTGCCGCCAGCCGGGCTGAAGCACTTCATCAATGTCGAGGCTGATGCAGACATCAATGTCCCGCGGGATCAAAGCCATCGCCGCGTTGCGGGCCAGATCAAACCGCCACGGCGTGATGCAGATGTCATGCACAACCGCGCCGTGTTCACGCGCCACATCGGGAAGACCATCGGTCGAGCCGGTGTCGGCAATCAAAATGAGATCGGCTTCTTTGGCGGACTCGCAAAAGCGCGGCACAAAGTGCGCTTCGTTTTTGCTGATGGCATAAACCGCGATTTTCAAAGCGACAGAATGAGGAGTGTAAACAAAAACACCAATGTCGCCATCAACAACATGCCACTGAGATACACCGAATAGAGAATGAAACTCGTCAACAGTCCAATTGTCCGTGACATGCCGCTCATAAGGGTTTCCATCGTATTCTTCCTGTGGGTACGATCCAATCGGTATACTGATGATCTGCGTGGTTGAACAAGCCGCAACCTTACGGACAAGGGCATTTGCTTCCTCTGCGGTCATGTGTTCCAGCACATCGCCGAGAAACGCTACATCATAGCGCTGCGTGGGTTCCCACTCACGCGCATCCACGTTGTGCAGGGTTTTGTACAGAAAGTTCAAACCCCACTGAGAAATGTAGGGTTTCCATATTTCCACACCTGTCCACTCAAGGTCAGGAAACATTTTGGCGTAAGTGCCGCAACCACACCCGATGTCGAGTGCGGTCTTGGGTTTGATTTTATTGATGACGCGCTTAATGTGAGCTTTACCGCTCTCGGAACTGAAAGGCATTAGTCTCTCCCTAAAAATGCCGATTACGATTTAACGATGTTGACCAACCTCGTGTTTGGTTCAAGCGAAATGAAAGCATGATACTGCCCCACTTCCCAATCTAAAATTGAGCCAGCTTCGGCAACGGTTTCCCAACCGTCGCCAAATGCTTTTACTTTGCCGCGTGCCACAATAGAAATGTGGATGTCAGTTTCACCGTGATTGTGTCGCGGCAATTCATCACCAACATTTTCAAAATCGTAAATAATTCCGGTTAGTTTACCAATTGCAAGCGGTCGCTCAAGCAACGACATTGGGGCCGCCTGTTCCTGTAACCGTTGTTGTTGGTTCTTGTGCTGCCGCTAATGGAGGTGTTGGAATTGCAACGCAAGTGTTACCGTTCCAGTAAAATTTGTCTTGAACCACATCGTCAGCGCATGACACCCAGAATAATGGGTCGGCAACAGGGAATGTTGCGCCCTCTGGTTCTACTTGAGCAACACGCTCACCAAGATATGTGCCGTCATAGTTGTAAACCGGCTCATTGGGAGAAATAAGAGCTTCTTTCATCATCCACCTCAATATTCAATAATTACAGCACCTGCTGCGCCTGCTGCGCCCGCGCCGCTTACGCCACTACCAGCACCGCCGCCGCCGTAAGCGCCGCCCGCCACACCAGAGCTATTACCGCCGCCACCTAAAATTGAACCACCTCCAGCGCCAGCAATTGCATTACTTGCTCCATAGTTTGAACCACCGCCACCGCCTTGACCTTTTATATTAAGAGTTCCGCCAGACCCAAGACCGCCTGCACCGCCAGCGGACCCGCTGCTACCGTTTGAATTAGTGCCAGCCGCACCAGCCGTAGCACTCATTGTGGTAATAGTCTGGGTTCCTGATGAAACACTTGATGTACTGCCAGCCGCACCAGCCGTATATGAAATAGTATTACCCGGAGTTAAACCTGTAAAATATTTAATTGCGGCCCCGCCACCGCCGCCGCCGCCGCCTGCACTACCGCCGCAACTAAAACTACCAGAGCCGCCAGCGCCGCCGCCCCCAATAACAGTAATTTTGGCTTGTGTAATACCCGCTGGAATAGTCCAAGTGCTTGTGGAAGATGTAAACACAACCAAATTGGATAAACCGCCAGCCACAGTGCTTGCAACGCTGATCGTTCCTGCACCGTTGGTGACCGAAATGCCCGTGCCAGCACTTAGCGTGGCGCGGGTAAAGCCAGTGCCGTTACCAATATCCAATTGACCGTTGGCTGGCGTGCTTGTGAGACCGGTGCCACCGCCTGTTACGCCAAGCACCCCTGAGCTGCTCAGGAAGTCAGCAAACTGACTAAGATAACGTGAAATCGACATTGCTTTATTCTCCGTTAATAGGTCAGGGCATCAAACAGATCGCCAGCCGATGCTGCCACACCAAGCACAACCGATGTCCCGTTTGAAGCGGTATAGTCTGAAGTTGCCAGCAACACGCCGTTCACAAACACCAATATCTTACCAACAGTGTAGGACACTGTAAATGTTGTCTGCGCTGCGGTGGCCGTGATGGAAGTGCGGGTAAAGCTGGCGGACGTTCCCGTTGCTCCGGTTGGCCCCGTTGGACCACCCGTACCTGTTGTTCCGGTCGGACCTGTTGGACCTGTTGGGCCTGTGTTACCGGTGCTTCCGGTTGGCCCTGTTGGTCCAGTCGGGCCTTGTGCGCCGGTGGTGCCGGTCGGACCCGTCGGGCCGGTCGGGCCAGTCGGGCCTTGTGCGCCGGTGGTGCCGGTCGGACCTGTTCCGGTCGGGCCGGTCGGTCCGGTCAAGCCGGTAGAACCCGTCGGACCAGTTGGGCCGGTAGGGCCGGTAGGGCCGGTCAAACCGGTATTGCCGGTAGGTCCGGTTGGACCCGTAGGTCCGGTTGGGCCGGTCAAACCGGTGCTGCCGGTTGGACCTGTTGGGCCGGTCGGACCTGTGGGACCAGTAGGGCCGGTTGGGCCGGTCGGGCCTGTCACGCCGTTAAGGTTTACACTCCAGCTTGTAAAGGTGCCGCTTCCAGAAGTAACCGTAATATTGGCAACCAT